GCCAATCGACCGACCGGCCTCAGCCCCGTAAAGCACATTACTGGTGCACCCTTTAACGGGCAGGCCAATCTCTACTGCATTCTTGCAGCAGACACTAACGGCTATGCAATCGGTGATCCGGTTGTATCTGCTGCTGGTGGTGCAGATGCAGGTGGTATTCCAGCGGTAACTCTCGGTGCAGCGACTGGTGCACTGCGAGGCGTCATTGTAGGTGTGTTTGATACCAAGGCCATTGCGAAGATCGGTAATCCGGATAGTACTGTTCGTCCGGCTGCTGCTCAGACGAAGGACTGGTATGTTCTTGTAGCTGACTCTCCCGATCTGGTATTTGAGGTCCAGGAGGTTGGTACTGGTACTCCGCTGACTGCTGCAGATGTAGGCCTGAATACCAACTTTGTTGTTGGTACTAATAACGGCTTTGTCTCTGGCTGGCTGCTGGACAATGCCACGGAGTTGGGTACCGCCACTTTGCAGGCTAAGATTCTTGGTCTTGCTCAGCGTGCGGATAACGTAGTTGGCCAGTATGCAAAGTGGTTGGTTAAGATCAACAACCATGAGCTTGGCAACGTCACCGCCGGTGTTTAAGGAGAACTAATATGGCAGGCGTAATTAACACCGGTAACCACCCGAAACTCCTGTGGCCCGGTATCCGAGAGCTGTGGGGCCAGGTCTATGATCAGCACCCTACTGAATTTACCGATCTGTTTGAAGTAAAGACTTCGTCCCGTGCGTATGAACAGGACGTAGAAATTACTGGCTTTGGCTTGGCGCCTGTGAAGGCCCAAGGTGCGTCTATTGCTTATGATTCGGAAATGCAGGGTTGGGTGACTACCTATGCGCATATTGCCTATGCGTTGGGCTATATTGTCACCAAGGAAGAGCTGGACGACAACCTGTATAAGGAAGTCTCTCAGCGTCGTGCGAAGGCCAATGCATTCTCCTGTAATCAGACTGTGGAGAATGTGGCAGCGTTTATCTATAACAATGCCTTCAACTCGACATACTTCGTTCTTCCGGACGGTCAGCCTCTGATTAGTAATGCCCATGTCAATAGTGTGGGTGGTACGTTCAGTAATCAGCTGACCACTGCAGCTGACCTGAGTGAGGCAGCGCTGGAGAATATGTCCATCCAGATTATGGATGCAACTCAGAGCCGCGGTCTTCGCATCTCGATTATGCCGGAGTCTCTGCATATCGCTACTGCGGAGTGGTTTAACGCTAATCGTATCCTCAAGAGCGTCCTGCAGAATAACACGCAGACCAACGCGATCAACGTCTTGAAGGCTACTAATGCGTTCCCGAAGGGTATCAAGATCAATCACTACTTCACCGATCCTGATGCTTGGTTTGTTCGGACTAACATTCCGAACGGTATGACGTTCTTCTGGCGCGCTAAGCCCCAGTTTGATCAGGACAACGACTTCGATACGAAGAATGCTAAGGCGGCTACTTACATGCGCTTTAGTGCTGGTTGTACTGATCCTCGGAGCCTGTACGGTACTCCGGGTGCGTAAGCTAAACTGCAGTAGGGGAGGGCAACCTCCCCTGCTGTTCCAAATTGGAACAGTAGGAGAACATCATGGCTACTCAGGTTTTGCTGGACGGTCCTCGCAATGCTGTAATTAAGCAACTAGGCGCAGGTACGATTGATGTATCTACTCTTGAGGGGGCTCCTGCACAAGTAAGTATTCAGAAGATTATCTATGACGTAGGCGCAGTTGCTGACGTAACCCTTTCTTGGGATGCTACTACAGATGAACTAATTACTATTCTTAGTGGCCGTGAGACCATGTGTTTTGAAGATTTCGGTGGTCTCTTGAACAACGCAGGTGCTGGTAAGACTGGAGATATTGTCGTAGCTGGAACTGGTTCTTTTATGGTCCTCCTTGTTCTGAAGAAGAACTGAGGTGACCTATGGCTGTATCAGTATCTAATACTGCCTACGGAATTATTTCTGATGCTATGCATGATGCTGGATTGTTGGGTGAGGGCGATGATCCTAACAGTGAACAGTTAGCTAGCAATCTTCGTAGACTCTGTGATATTATTAACCTTTGGCAAACCCAAGGGCTGAAGCTTTTCTTACTTGAAGAAATCACAATTCCTTTGGTTGCAGGAACTGCAAGCTATACAGTAAATCCTGCCGCTGGAGTAGAACCCCACAAGCATATGCGAGTTCTGCAGGGGAGGGTAGAAACCCCTGATGGACTTCGTCGTCCACTAAATCCTATTAGCTGGAATGAGTGGAACCGTTTGTCTAATACTGGCCCTTCCAGTATTGTTGGATACTTCGTAGACAAACAGGCTAATTCACTAGTAGTTAACTTCTGGAATACTCCTGATACCTTTGAGGCTACAAATACTGTAGTTTTACTGGTACAAACTCAGGCAGAGAATCCTTTTAATCTTGAGAGTAATGTTAGCTTCCCTCAGGAGTGGCGTATTGCCCTTCGTTGGGGATTGGCTGACGATATCTGTACTGGACAACCTCAAGCTATTATGGATCGCTGTGCTCAGCGCTCACAGGTATATCGAGAGCAGCTTGAAGATTGGGATGTAGAGGACACTGAAACAACCTTCGCTCCATCTACTCAGGGTGTGGTTAGGAGCTTCCGATAATGCCTCAGTTTGATACAGTTCCCCTTCCTCCGAGACTACCACTCGTAGTTAAGACTTCTAATCGTGATGGTACGTTTAACAAGGATGCACGGCTAGTTAACTGCTATCTAGAAACAGATGAGCAGGGGGAACTCTGGCTGTATAAAAGAGCTGGACTGATAGAAGCATTAGATGTAGGTACTAATCCTGGGCAGGGGGTATTCTACTGGGATGGAGATGTATATTCTATCTTTAATGGATCACTCTTTAGGAATGGAGTAAGTGTTCCAGGAGGAAGTGGGCTAGATCAAACCAATGGTGTTTACTGGTTTAGTTCTATTCGAGGTGCTGTTCCCAAGATGGTCTTTGGCAATGGAGCGAAGACCTATGCCTATGATGTAGTTGGTGGTGTAACAGCAGATTTACATAGCATTGATATAGATTTTCCTGCTACAACTGTTAAGGGTATCGCATACCTTAATGGGGCTACTTATGTAATGAACTCTAACGCTGAGATCTGGGGAAGTGTAGTTAACTCAGTTTCTGTTGACGGAGACTGGAGTGCTTTAGATTTTATCAACGCACAGATTGAACCTGATCCCGGTGTTGCACTTCAAAAGCAACTAGTCTATATCATTGCCTTTGGCTCATGGTCTACAGAAGTATTCTTTGATGCTGGTAATCCTACTGGCACACCGCTAGGTCCTGTGCAGGGATCAAAAATTAGCTATGGTTGTGAGCATGCTGATAGTGTACAGAGAATTGATGACATGCTGTTTTGGCTTAGCACTAGTCAGACAGCAGCAGTTCAAATTTCTGTCCTAGAGCAACTCACTCATAGGGTTATTTCTACTAAACCTATAGATAGATTGCTTCAAGCATCTGATCTGTCTACAGTCTATTCATGGCAAATTAAGATCAATGGTCATAACTTTTATGTCATCACAATAGTTGAAGCTAACCTTACACTAGCTTATGACATTAGTGAAGACCTCTGGCATCAATGGACAGATACGAATGGTAACTACATGCCTATTATTGCATCAACGTATGACGATGACAATAGGCATGTTCTTCAGCATGCTACTAATGGTAAGCTGTATTATGCTGATGCTGATTACTATACCGATGCCGGAGATAGAATTTTTGTAGATATCTATACTCCAATCTTCGATGCAAATACAGCTCGTCGTAAGCACATGAACCTGATGCGCTTTGTTGGAGATCAGGAACGGGGTAGTGTACTTCAGGTTCGATTCTCTGATAATGATTATAAAAGTTGGTCTAACTTTCGATCTGTTAGATTAGATACGAAGAAACCATCACTCACAAAGTGCGGTACATTTACTCGCAGGGCTTATCACTTCCGACATTGGTCTAATACACCACTACGAATGCAGGCAGTTGATGTGCAGTATGACTTAGGGACATTGTAATGAGTGTAGAGACTGATCCAATCCCTCCTGTACCTAGGCATGTTCCTCNCCTCCTGTATCTCAGCAGGAAAGTGATAACTCTTTTCGGTTTCAGATTCCTTGGATGCAGTGGTTTATTCAGGTTCGAGAAAAGGTTAATGTAATTAACTCAGTTGTAACAAATCTGAGTAAGATTGTTACTAATGGTATTGTAGTTTTAGCCTCCTCTGGAGAATGGGTAGGCCGAGAGATTAAAGGAACACTAGGCCGCATAAGTGTTATTAACGGTACAGGGGCTGGTGGAGACCCTACAGTAGATATTGATGGGGGGTATGAGGGACAAGGAAGTATTACTACTGTAGGTACAATTACTGACGGTACTTGGCATGGTGATGTAATCGAGAATGTATATCTTGAAGCTGCTCCCCCTATGGTAAATACAGCTACAAGTGCAACAGGGGGTGCTGCAACAGCGTTACCTGCACAACCTGTAGG